ACGAGAAGTTCTCGATTTCCTGGCGCGAGTCGAACACGGTCCGTAAGGTCCGTGTTAAGCTCGAGGTTCCGGTGGTGGTCAATGAGACCATCAACGGGGTGACAGTTCCGAAAGTTGCTCGTACGTCCATCGCGGACGTGACGTTCAACTTCGCTCTTTCCTCGACTGAGGCGGAGCGAGACAACGTCGTTGGTATGCTTGCCGACGCGTTGGCTTCGGACCAGAGTGTTATCAATAGCACTCTGATTGATGGAGAGGCGATCTGGTGATCTCCTTCCTGTCGACTGTCATTTCAGCTGTTTCACGGATTCTCCCCTCGGGGGGGTCCACCATAGCAGCTGGTATTGGCGCCTGCCTACTCAGTGTCGGGTACCTTTTGTATCCCGACGTATTCCCCGAGAATTGTCCTAACCAGACACTCTCGGACGCTGAGGACATCTCATCTTTGGATGAGGGCAGACTACCAGGGGAGACTTTCTTAAAACTCTTCCCTTTCTGGGAACCTGGGCCCGGCGATGAGCCAAACCCATTCCCTTTTGTATGGAGCCAGAAAGAGTTTCCAACTTCGTTGGATTTCTGAAAGCTCTCAACCTAAGAGGAGTCCATGATGGACAATACTAACCCTAAGGGTAATACTGACCAGCTGGACTTTCTTCCTCAGTTGGAAGAGAGTAACCAGGAACTCTGCGACGATAAAGCTTTCGTCGATCTTACAGGTTGCATGATCTCTCATGGTATTTTCCACGATAAGTCTCGTGGTTTGTACTACGGGAGAGATGGCCTGTTCGAATTCTGCCCTCCATATGGTGGCAGCCAATCTTAAACTTCGTCCTAAGGAGAAGTTATGCGAAAACGGAACCGCAAGCATAAGCTTGAGACTCGTTTACCTGCGGGTTGCTCGAAGGCGTTCATTCGTGAACTCCTGGAAGCACTTCCAACGGATGGTTTTAAGTCACAGTATCTGAGAGAGGAACTCCTTTCGAAGTATTGTGACCAACAAACCGTCCCGCCGAAAGCCCGTCGCACGGCTGCGATCACAAAGTGGTTGCAGTGTGAAGCCAGAAACGCCCAAACCAACCAACGTCTCTATCTTGGAGATGTTGACTTCGGTTGGCTCACCTACGAGCAACTGTGCTCGAGAGTGAAAACCTTAATTGGGCGTATACTTGGTCCCATGAAATACCCGGATCTGATAAAGAATTCCGGAGTGTTTCACACAAATGGGGCAAGTACACGTGTAGGGCGGTCGCCTGCGGCGGCCCTACACAAGCTTCAAGGTGAGGTGCATCTCTCTAACTCTGCATTTAAGCATTGGATAGGGTTCGCTTCTGCGACACCACTGTCCAGGCAGGAAATCGTCCTGCGAGAGGAGAGCGTGCTATTCACCGTTCCAAAGAAGACAGACATTGACCGAGTGGCTTGTAAAGAGCCAGAAGGCAATGTGCTACTGCAGAGGGCTGTGGGAAACCACATCCGGTCGAGGCTACGTATGTTTGGCATTAATCTTAATGACCAGACTACCAACCAAGACTACGCCTGCGTGGGCCCACGCCTATGTAGTGTAGGTGCTACTAGTCCGCAATCCCGCGGGCTAGCAATTTGTTATAGCCAGGTTTGAGTGACCTCGCTGTGACTAACAGAAAAGGGTTCTGTATGACACAGGCCGCTTCATTCACGATTGTTGATCGTGAAGTTACTCCTGGAAACCACACGTTCAAACCGAACGGGTTTTCCCAGGACAACAGTGTCGCATTCTTTAAGAATGCTGGCACTACGGTTCTCGAGGACGAGAAGTTCTCGATTTCCTGGCGCGAGTCGAACACGGTCCGTAAGGTCCGTGTTAAGCTCGAGGTTCCGGTGGTGGTCAATGAGACCATCAACGGGGTGACAGTTCCGAAAGTTGCTCGTACGTCCATCGCGGACGTGACGTTCAACTTCGCTCTTTCCTCGACTGAGGCGGAGCGAGACAACGTCGTTGGTATGCTTGCCGACGCGTTGGCTTCGGACCAGAGTGTTATCAATAGCACTCTGATTGATGGAGAGGCGATCTGGTGATCTCCTTCCTGTCGACTGTCATTTCAGCTGTTTCACGGATTCTCCCCTCGGGGGGGTCCACCATAGCAGCTGGTATTGGCGCCTGCCTACTCAGTGTCGGGTACCTTTTGTATCCCGACGTATTCCCCGAGAATTGTCCTAACCAGACACTCTCGGACGCTGAGGACATCTCATCTTTGGATGAGGGCAGACTACCAGGGGAGACTTTCTTAAAACTCTTCCCTTTC